AGATCACCCATAGTTCTTTCTAACTCTTCGATTATGTCGAGTAGGTCAACAAGAAAGTCTCCACCCAGAGCATCATAATCCAGTCTATTGAAGTCATCCTCTTCAAGATAATCTTCGTAATCTTTATCTAACTCATCGAATGCAAGAAAGTCCGCATCCAGTTGACCATAGTCGAACCGTGCTTCTTGTGCACGTTGATCTTCTATTGCCTGTGCTACCTCTTCGGGTGGATTGACGATAAACATATTATCAATCACATTTGGTGTAATGTTATCTATAATTACTGTTTGAGTTGGCATTGTGGATATACTGGACACCATAGTCGCCGCATATGCTTCGTATAGTGTTACGGATCCTGCTTCATTAGATACTACAATCTCTCCAGATGGAGCACCGTACTGATCTGGAAGTAGAATCACAAGTGATCTTCCCAGTTCATCGATTGTAGTTGTGAAATCTGTGCCCCGAACCGCAATGGTTGCGGTGGGTGTTTTGATATCGATATTAGATTTGTCTACCATACCCAAACGACCAGACGCAAATCTTGCAGTCCCAAGTGCCATTTTCATAACCATCTTGGACTTGCTCGGATCTGGATCGTAATATATCTTATCGATAAAGACCTTGGTATGTTCTATCAAAGATAGTTCTGCATCGTCAAGAAACTTGATTAGCATTCGTCCTTGTGCAGTTTGTGCAGTGTCGTTTAGTTGGATTTCAGTTCCAACTGCACCCTCCACAACTTTCTTGGACTCACGCTCTAAAGAACCTACTCCCGTAGATTCGACTACTCCACCAATCGATTCGGCATTGACCGAACCAATTAGTAGAACAGTACTAACTGTCGTTAGCAGTATCTTTTTGATTAATCTGGATAACAGCATTATCGGACGTAATATCTAAAGTGATGATACCCTTACAAGTAGTAATACCTGTAGGACATGTACCACTTAACTGATTAATGTCGATGTTTGCATTATCCCCGTCAAACTCAACTGTTTGCGTTTGGTAAAACCCATCATTCTGTAAAGATTTAATGTCATTATCGTCACCAGTAATATCCCAGTTCCAAGTAACATCATCTGTTTCAATGTCTATATCAAATACGTTTGTTGATCCAAGAACAGATAGATCGAAATCTAAACGTTCAGAAGATGCAACAGATCCTTGATCAAAATCGATTGTGTTAGAATCACCAGTCATAGTGATATCCATTGTGGTTGCATCCGAAGATCCAGTGTCACCAATCAAATAATCAAGAACGTTAGCGTCACCAGTCCACGATAAATTATACGTAGAACTGTTTGCGGTTAACGTACCATATAGTAAGTTTTCGTTACCCAGTTGATCTATATTAAAGGACAACGAAGTACCAGTAATGGGTGTTGCCGCCGATGAAGTTTCAAAATTGTTTAAACCAATCTTGTTACCGTAACCAACTTGATCGATATAAAGAGTCAGAGTGTTACCAGTCTGGTCTATATTAATCTCGTTATCATCTGAGGCTGCTCCCCACGCAAACGAAGTTAGCATTAATCCTGCCATAGCAATAAAATACTTATTCATTTATTTCTCCTAAAGGGTGAGAATCGTTTGTCCCATCTGTTTGATGGGGGTGTCGATGCCCTGTCCCTACTTTCCAAAGTCCTCTATCGTGACCTTGGTATATTAATTCCAGTACACTTGCTTCAATAGCAGAACGTACCGCATATGTCACTGACTCATTATTACCCACTCCGTCCTCGTATTCCACGAGTTGAGTTCCCTGTTCATAAAATCTGAACAGATCCCCACCAGAACCATAGGACAAAACTGTCTTTTTGGTCTGGACGTTTAACAAAACTTCTCCCGTTAGCACAGAGACTGCTCGGACAGAGACGGTGACAATATCTTTGCGATACTGTCTGGAGAATCCAATGCCCAATGTTCTGGCACCTCGTCCTCCACTTTCTACATTGGTGTCAAAACCAATGATCCCACCTTCGATAATCATCCCTGCAAAAAGCAGAGGGGCAATGCCCTGCGATTTCTCATCGGCATATTCTTTACGGGTACTTCTTACAATCTGGCGTTCTCTGACCAAATTGTCTATACCTTGTCTCTCGACTACACGGAACCATGTACCTTGTCCCGCAGTCTTGAGTGCATCGATCAGCATCTCAGTTCCACCTTGAGTGACAGCAGTACTAAAATCTGCAATACCGTCTCTTGCCTTTCTTTGTCCAGTAAGATCTTTGAACCCGTATACGGCAACAACTGGTTTTAGGGTTGCCGGTGGCACCTGTAGAAGTTCTACATATGCCGGTAGTTTAACCACTTCTGGTAGATCCACACATATATATTTACGTGCCATCGTTTTTTGAAGTCCCATCTGCAAATGCCGTTGGTAACCTTCAGAATATTTTCCTGCTCTGTCATTACAATCTTGAGGTTGATCCGACCACTGTGGTACGGATGCACAACCTGTCAAAAAAATGAACAGTATAGATAGTAGTAGCAAATTACGTGCCATCTCCACTATCTCCTGTATCTCCATCCGAACCAAAGTTACCAGTTCCAATAGGGATCTCAATAATTGTTTCAGTACCATCACTATCAATGATGGTCATCTTAATAAATTCTGTTCCGTCTTCTCCTGTCAAAACCTCATAGGTTATAACAGATCCTTCTAATGTAAATGATCCGAACGTTACCGCACTATCATTACTAAACATGTTATCAACCAACTGTTTAGACAACTGAGCATAGATACGTGATTCGAGATTACGTATGAACTTTGCCAATACGGTATTCTCTGCTTCCCTTTCTGCCGCCTTCTGTGCCGCCTCTAAAGCATCACGAATTGCTTTCTTACGAGAATGCTCTTGGTTCTCAATTGTTAAATAATGTGCTCCAGTTCCAATACCACTAAAACTTGGGTTCTTAAATTGATGTACTATCTCAGTCGCTTCTATCGACTGGATCGGTATAATCATCATCATTAATGCGAGTAATGTCTTCTTCATATTTTATTCCACTGTCATTTCGTTGCCTTAACAACATAGTAAGTTTAGTTTCCAACCTAATTAGATCGTTATCGAGCATCCGTACTTTGTCGATCAAATCAATTAGTGTCATATGTGATTCTTCGATCACGGGGTTCACTTCCTGTGTAACCCAAATCCAAATATAGTATATAAAATACCCAAGACCAAGTGCCGCCATAATGGGGAATCCGTATGTTGCGATACCATCAACAAATCCTTCCACTAGTCTTTCCTCGAATCTTCTTGTCCACGTGAACGGGAAATCCTATTCATGTCTGGACGAATTTTAAATGCATGAGATATCAATATATCGATTTTCAGTAATTCATTATTCATTGTGTGAATACGGTTCTGTAATCCTTTCACAAACATACGTTGTGTTTTTATGTCATCCAATACTCCGGCAAGAATAAACTTTAATGTTAGAAACACAAAGAATCCCCCTGCAAGTGCGGATGCAATCGGAAATCCAACATCTCCAATTACTTGCATTATATCCATTTTATACCTTTCATCTATAAATAATTATATTACTATTTATACGATTCAACTGTTAGAGGATGAATAAAATTCAATTAATGGGATTAAAACCAGTTATGGTATTGACTCTAATATCAGTCCATACTTCATTATCTACATCGTAAACAACAATGGTGTCTGTATTAGGTGATTGATTCATTTCGTTATTAGAACAACGAACGGTGAGGGGTGCATCTGTTTTCCAGTGTTTAAACTGAACATCTACAATACCTGCTTTGAGCAGATCTAGTAGGTCTTTAGTTTGTGCCATTCAATAATCCTTGTCGTATTAATCTATGATAGTTATTCAGTTTAGTGTCTTTAGGGCCGTGAGGTCTTATCTTTGTTCTTATATGTATAAAGTTTGCCTCTTCTACAGTAGGTTCAAAGGAAGAATAATTCCACATTTGCCCATTTAAATACATACCTTCATCATTATGTCTCATACCGGCAAGGTTAGCAAGAGTGTGCATAACACCTTCGTCCACCCAATTATTTGCGAAGGTCATAACAATCTCTTCGGTAATAAGACTACGAAACTTTTGTCGGATCTCTAAAGGTAACTTAATAATAGATCCACCCCAGTACGGAGCATTCTCATTTCCAAAACGAGGAAGGGTACGAGCAATACCTGCACGTAGATTAGTTTGTATTTGAGTATGTCTGCCTATTCCGATATCTTCAAAGATATTTGGTATGACACTATCATCACGTTTACGTATAAACATGTCTGCATCTACCATGACTAAAGTGTCATACATGTCATACTTTTCATCTAGGTAAATTAATTTCTGTAGACAAGGTGATATCTTGTGGGCAATTCTAGGCATAAATGGTGAGTGTCTTACTAACTCATAATCGCAACCAAGTGATTCAGCATATGCACTAAACTCTTTACTTGACGCAGTAACGAGTTCGTCCATGGGCCCTGCCCAGTGCTGTAATATTATCCTACTCATCTTTTATAATAATATGGTATAAGAGATTAGCAAATTCACTGTGAGTATTTTCACATGGATGACCATGCTCTCTTATATCACAATGGGGGTATTCATCGGATCCTCCCATAGTAAACATATCTGTATATCTACCTAATCCAATTCTACTACTATCTCTTAAATTATCCATTTCACCATGTACATGTTCAATCCATTTAGTCCATGGTGCTTCGGTTTTTGTGTAATGAAGACCGGTTGTCTCTAAAAAATTTTGCCACATACGTCTATGAAATCCACCCTGTAGTAACTTAATACCGACAGCATCACAATATAATTGTAGGGTATTCATATAAGTTAAGGTGTTGATGATACCAGTACGAGTGACATCCATATAATCATAGTAGACATCTAGTACTTGGGATAGTTCTGGTTTTGCAGGACGCAATCGAGAAGGTGAGATCTGAGACATACACTGCCACCTTTGGATACCACAAGATTCTTCATATCCAATTTCGTGGTTCTCTGCTACTTCGTCTCTTTGCCACGCAGACCAAAGTACAACAACATGTGATGGCAAATTGTTCTGGTGCTTACGTAAGAAGTTAATGGTATCACGAAAGATCTTACCGTTACATGCACCACAAGTAGAAAGGTTGACATAGTCAACCCCTAATTTATCTGCTAGTTTATATGTGAATGTGTGGGGTTCTTGATCCGGAGGATTTTCAAATCCTTCCAATTCGTCTCCCCATACGAAACTACATCCATTAGTCAGTAGATATGTTTTTTCCATTATTGATCCTGTCATGTTCATACAAGGCAAGAAATCCATAATGGATAATTTTCATTAGATCTTTTCTATGATCTTCTGGAGTTCCTTTCTTGCCGTAACGTCCATTGTATTTATCAACATTTCCAAGAAAGAATCCCATGCCATGACCACGGTCAACAATTACTTCAGAGGATTGTAATCCACCTTGACCATAATGACCACCATAGGTGTTATCAATATAATCAGCAAACTCACGGATAAGGTTATCTTCGTTAAATTTATAATCTGGAGCATCAACAACATTGACTCTCTTGAGATCTTCGGAATGCATATGGATTCTACCTTGACCTAATTTCTGGTGGGCATCTTCTACTGACGTAAACGGGGGTACGTGTGCTTTAACCATTGAACAACTCCTCATACAAAGTATCGATGTCATCGTTCTCAGTACGTACTTCTGCCATGTTAGACTTGTGGTAAATACCTGCAAGTTTACGTAGATGCTTCTTATCTACTCCATGGTTCTCGAAGGTCACCTGTACAATGTCCTTGATTAAATCTTTCTCTGCGTCCATGCGTGTCATGGAATCAGACATTTCTTTGATTGCGTTACCAATCCTTTTCTTATCATCTGGTGTTAATGTAATCATTCTGTTTCTATTTCCTCAATTAATAAATCACGCATTGCCCGTGCTTGTTTATCACGGGGATCATCTTTTCCATATCCGCAGAACTTGTATGCAAGGGTAATGCGTTCATCCCCTGCGTAGGCAGAATGCCAACAATGATCTTCGGGTTCATTTTCTGCACCAAAATAATAGTGCCTACATTGCCAACCGGCAACGTCTTGATGTGTAACTATCTCACCTGTCTTATTGTCTAGGTATCGGAAATATCCATTACCAGTAGACCAAGTAAACAGAACTTGATAAGCATTAGCATCATAGTTAGTATGCCATCCCACAAACCCGCCAGGCGGATAGTACGAAAGAAGTGCACTTGTGTGTGCACCAATCTCAGCGGCAAAGTCATATTTCACTCTTTGCATATAGTCTTTCCATTTAGGATCTATACGCACCATCTTAGAGATGGGTTGTGCAAAGTGCCGTTCTGGTGCTCCGACCAAGTGTGAGTTCATACATTCATCTAGATATTCTCTATCACAATAGTATTCACCTTTACTCCGATCTTCTTCAGAACTAAACACCCACGCACGTGGATCATTATGATCCGGATCCGACAGAAATTTATCAGAGAAACCGTTTAGAGTTTCGATCAACTCCTTGTTTCTAAGTTTAATTTCCATTAGACAACCTAAACAATAAGTCCACTAGTTGCTTCAATCCATGAAGATTCAAAATCACCATTTGCTTTTACAACAAATAATACATCATAGAAATTCAATGCCTTTGGGTTTTCTATACCGGACATACAGACACCACGTCCAAATCCGATCTTACCATCTTCTGATCTTACAATCAAACGTGGATTCTCTACA